GTGGCCGACGCAGTGCATGACACCCACATGTTAAAACATGTGTTCAAATACCAAAGGAGCTGGGTAGTTCTTGAGTCCTCCCAAAACACGTAGTCGCAGTACCGATACCGATTTCGGTAGAGGTAATGTGACGTCATCGAACTATATTAAAACTGGCCTCTCACGAGGTCAGACTTTTAAATCTAGTTCGAACGTGCAATGGGGGAAACTCAAGGGGACACAGACAACTGTGTCGGAGGGTCATCCTTTCAATAGCCGAGATAAATCTCAGCTTGGGGATGTGGGAGGCGAATTCTATACCACGCGTCAGTACGTTGCCAAATTTGGCAGCGGTACTTTTCACGTGATATCAGAAGACGCTGACCAGATCACTACCGATGTTTACACCGGTCCGATCACCCCGGTTAACCCTGTAACGCTGTCATATCCTCCTACCTTGGAGACCTCCACTTCGGAGCTCAATAAGATAGGAGCGACAGCAATTTCCAGGTGTAAACCGACCAACTCAGTGGCAGACGCCTCAGTCTTTCTGGGCGAGCTTCTCAAGGACGGTCTCCCTGCTATCGCAGGGCACCGAACTTGGAAAGCGAGAACTCGCCGGGCTCAAGAAGCCGCGGGTGAGTATCTCAACGTCCAGTTTGGCTGGCAGCCTCTCGTAAATGACGTGCGTAAGTTTTCATACGCCGTCAATCATGCTCACAAGGTTTTAAGCCAATATGAGCGTGATAACGGAAGGCCTGTTAGGCGAACCTACCGCTTCCCTACCCAACGCAGCGTCACCGAAATCATATGGGCCGGAAACGCCCGGGTGTTGTTACAGCCCGGGTATTCTAGCTTCTATGCTGGTGCACCTGCAGGGGTCGTGCTTCGTAGACGTGAGACTCTACGCAATCAGTGGTTCTCCGGTTGCTTTACTTACCACATGCCGACGGGCGGTAACGCTCGTTCGGCTATGGGTCGGTATGCATTGGAGGCCAAGAAACTTCTTGGCATTTCACTGACGCCAGATACTCTCTGGAATCTCGCCCCCTGGAGCTGGACTGTCGACTGGTTTTCTAACACTGGAGACGTTGTCTCCAATCTTAGTGACTGGGCAACCGATGGTCTGGTTATGCGGTATGGATATCTGATGGAACATACCATCGTTAAGGATACCTACCACATGTACGGAACTGGTAGTAAATCAGTTCCGTCATGTCCTCCTCTCGTACTCGTCACAGAGACGAAATTGCGGAAGAGGGCAAACCCCTTTGGTTTTGGCCTTACTTGGAACGGACTTAGTGCCGTCCAACTGGCCATCCTGGGTGCTCTCGGTATTTCCCGGAGTTCCTAGGCAGTTATTCACTGCTGTCAAAACACCAGGTAGCCCGAAAGCTACCAGAGAAGGAGCACGCCTATGGCGTTTTCAGACCCTCAGTCCATCACAATCAGTGCGGTCACTACGCCGCTGCCTAGGACTTCCGTCCAGGCAAACGCGAGTGAGTACACTAGTGCGGATGGGCTGATTAAGCTCAGCGCTTCCTCCACCTACGGGCGGAGGTCTCGCCGAGTTCTTCGGGTTGACCATTCGAAGATCACCTCGGATCCGTTCCTTCCGGCTCAGAATACCAAAGTTTCGATGAGTAACTACATCGTCTTTGACATTCCGCCGGTCGGTTACACGAATACCGAGGCCCTTGCGGTTTACACGGGTTTCAAGACCCTGTTCACCGCAACCTCCGATGCGCTCATCACCAAGTTGCTTGGCGGTGAGTCGTAAACGAAGAAAGGGACGATCTTCCTCGTAAGACTCGGGAATTCGGGCTCTTTTGGTCGGCGGTACTTCTTGTACTCGTCGTCTACTGGAGCTTGATTCTCGGAGTCTTGGTCATTTGGCTGGACTATCATGATAGTTCTATCATGATTGGACGATGGATCTACCGTATCATTGATACGGGGATCTACATCCTAATCAGCCAAATCTGAGACCAGTCGTAGGCTAGGATAAGCAACCTCTATTAGGAGGGCTTATGAAAAGCCTATTGCTGCTCTGGCAAAGGCTCGCACAGGAATGTGCGAGTAGATGTCACACTAGCGCCACCATGGACTTTAAAACAGTCCAGGTGCGTGTCGAACATGAGGGCTTCTCGTTTTTGACGATTAGCCTGGCTAACTTTGGAAAGGACCTCCAAAAAGGTCTCGACCAAGGTTATGTCGATCGACGTCTTTTCACCGGTTTCCGGTGGAAAGGAGGTCTCCCCCTATTTCTAGGAGGTTTCCTCGATCGTGTGTTCGACCGCTATAGTGGTGTTCTGCTGGAAGATCCATGCATTGATTCAATCATCGCTCTACGTCAGCTTTCGCTGATGTTTAGCAAGATTGCTCTCGACTGTTCTCCGGAACGGAAAAGAGCCGCTTTGCGTGGTTTCATCCAGTGCGAACAGGATGTCCGTTTGAACGATTCTAGGCTAAACCCCATTGATTTGGAGGCTTTCCATAGAATTAGTTCACTCCTGTTTAGGAAAATGTTCACACGTATAGACCATGAGGTCTATAACATGGAAATTGTTCCTAAGCATGGACCAGGCAAAACAGCTGATGGCCTTCTCGGAAACGAGAAGTACATCCAAACTGTCTGGCCCGCTCGATTGGAGGCGATATTCCCCGCTGGGGAATTTCTACTCCCCAACTGGAGTTATTATAGCCAGTTGGACGAGATAGACATCCTGGATCCCGGAAAAGAGCTACCAGTTAAAGTAGTTCTTGTTCCTAAAACGATGAAGACACCGCGAGTAATCGCTATGAAACC